CTGCAATTACAGCTTTGCTTGACAAGTTCATTGCAACTACCTCCACAACTCGGTGGAATAGCGCACGAATCGATCTGGAAGCTGTGAGGGCTTGGTGATCTCTTCGGCGTTGACCGGAGGCAGACCGGCAGTGACCAGAAACGGAAGTCCAGCACTAATCGGAGTGGGCATTGATTTGTATAGAGGCTCGGAGGACTCACCGAGATAGAGCAGCCACCCGGCAACGCGGGATGGCAAATTCTCGACGCTCAACTCCATAGACTCTCCAGAAGACATGTCGAGAACAAACTCCGAACTGGGAGCGCCTAGAGCGCCATCGACATCCTGAAAGCGGATGCGGCCTCTCAAGATTCGCGGTTCACCCGTCCCAGGGTTGGAAACGATAAACGGTATGGGTGCTTTGGGTATTGGCAGGTTGACGATACCGAGGCCAGTTTCAAAAAGTTGGTCCATTGCAGCCTTTGCCTTAAGGTCGAAACATTGGGATTGATCTCTATGAAGAGTGCTGTTTTGAAGTGAGGCCAAGTCGATGTAGAAGAGACTGAGCGTCAACATACTGTGCCAACGCGAGAGTGCTTCGGTGACGACCACTTTGTCTAGGCTCTGGCGAGCTGCGTTTTCACTTAAGCCACTATGGCGAAGCAAAAAGCTCGTGACCTGCGTTTCAATTTCATTTTGTGCGAGGCGCGACTTCGCCTCTATGGATGTTGATTCCTGTTCAGAGAGGATGGATAACTTTGAGTCGTAGGCCATCCATTCCGCCAAACAGCTGATGGGTTGATCTTTGAGTAGGGCCATGATCTTTTGCTCTATTTCGTGAATTAAAACTTGAAAAGGGCCAGTGCTCGAAGAGAGCACCGACCCTTTCGTTTATCAGCTCGAACAGACTAGCTGCGAACCTGAACGGCGTGGTTATTGCGGAGAACACCAGCACCGTAAAGGATGTCAACAGTGAACTGCTGCGACAAAGTATCGGGCTGGTAGCTCATGACCACTCGCACGCCAAAGTTGCCAAGTTCGGCATATTCAGCGATTGCGCCGGTGCCCGGCAGAGGCTGCGGGAGACGGCGAACGGCCAGGCCGAGAGCATTCTTAGCGAAGGCCAAATTGAAGGTTGTAAGAGGAGTTCCAGACTTGCGGACAAACTGTGAGCGGAAGACGTAGAAATCCTTCAGGCGACCGATGTTGCCATCAATCAAGGCCTTCAGACCAGCTTCACCAGCTTTGGAATATTCGCTGAAACGGGGATTCTGACGAAGAGCAGAGTAGCCCGCCGCATCCACAACCAGATATTTTTGCATGCTGGCAGGTACCCTGGCATTGAAGAGAGCGGTTTCAGCGTCATCAACGATCTGTTCGGTCAGCGGAGTGGACGCAGCACCCAAAGCCGTGTTGGAGGTGAACGAACTCGCCAGAGCTAGCAAATCGCTTTCGACTTTCTCGGCAAGGGCAACGATCGCAGGTTCCATGTAGAGCTTCAGAAGATCCGGGACGGCAACAATCTTGGTGACATCAGGGATCTGAAAGGTAGCTTCAGCATGTGTATTCAGCACAATCTGTGCATTGCCAAGGTTGGGGTTCTGGGTGATGACCGAACCGCCGTCAGCAATGTTGTTGGCAACGAGCGAAGGAGGAACGGGTACGTTCACGGTATCCCCGGCCTTGGCCAGAGTCGGTTCGAAATCGCGATTGACAAGATTGCCCATCACGAGGTTGCCCATCAAGGCAGGCAGCGCATCGGCTGCAACAAGTTTCACAATCGCGTTTGCGAGATTCGCAGAAGTAATAGAAGGCATTTATATTCCTTTTTGATTTTTTTAATCGACCATCAGGCCAGCTACGCGCGCAATTTCTTTGCGCACTCGGGCCAAATCTTCTTTACTCATTCCTGGCTTGATCGAATCCAGATCAATACCAGGGGAGTTTTGGGCACCGCGGCCGGCCGAAGACGTTCCGCTGCCACCCAAATTTCGTGCCGGGAGAAGTTCTGGATTTTCGTCCACGAACTTACGCAAGAATTCCTGCACCGGCACATTTCCGTCTGTGCCGCGACCATGCAGGGAGCCATCATTGTCCCGATGAATGTCATCTTTTACCGCCTTGAACGCGAGGTCCACTTTGGCCACGCCCAAGCGCTGAAGTTCATTGCGAATCAAGGATTCGCGCTCCATGGATTCAGCCTTGGCCTTGGTACGACGGTTCTCGTCCACCAATTCATTGAGGCGCTTTTCCATGGATTCCCGCTTGCGGCGTTCTTCCTCGAGTTCAGCCTTATAGGCCGGTTCCGTTCGTTTCGACTGAACGTTGTGAAATTCTTCAAACACCTCATGGACAAGTTTTTTCAGGTCCCCAGTGGTGTTTTGCGATTCTGATTCCGGATTTGAATTCATTTTGCATCTCCTTTGTCGATCTGTTCTTCGATTTCAGCGGCAATGTTCGCTTTGGTGGTTTCATTGATATCCGCAAGAAACTTGAAAGCCAGCTTTTTGAAAGCCTGCTTGCGGAAAGTCTTTGAGTCGATACCAAGATTCAGCAACTTTTGCGCTTCATCGAGTTCTTCATTGAATTCCCCGACCTCGAATTCGTCGAGACCAGAAACGGAAATTCGGAGGTCATCTTTGCGGACACGAATCAGTGTCTGCAAAAGTCGTTTCAGAGTGTCCTTGACGGTGTCGCCGTAGGCCCGGAGCACTTCCTGAGTAATTTGGTAATCCGCTCGCTTGCTGTTGCCACTAACCTGGGCAGACCCAGAGAGCCAACTTCTCGATTGGCCCATGAGATAGCAAGTACGGTAGATTTCTTCCTGCAGCCGAGCCAGGTTCTCCATGGCGATTCGATAGACGTTGCCTTCAGGCTCGGTCCAGCCGAACTTGTCTTCGGGGTCGAGATGGATATAGTAAGATTCGCCAAGAATGGTCGACCAATCTTTCTTGCTATAAACGACTGGAGTGGCATAGAGCGCCATGCCGAGGGACCAGGACAAGGAATTGGATTTGTTGTAATGCTCGAGTTGAAGATGTGCGGCTTTGTTCATCAGCCACAGTCCATCGCTGAGGGTGATGTCAAAAACAGGAAGCCGCATCTCTGAAGAGCAAGAGTGCAGACCCTGTTCGATCAAGCGAATTACTTTGTCTTCAGCTGGATCTTCCTCGACGATGAAATACTCGGTTTCGGTGTAGATCAGATAGCGGGAGGTATCTTTATTGAAATCGAATGAACCGGCTGATTTTGGCCCCTGAAGTCTCACACACAGCAAAGTCAATTTGCCATCTTGCGAGTATTCCCAGTTGACGACATCCGTTGGGTGGATAGCAGTTAGATAGCCTTTGTCGACTCCCAATGCTTCTTCCTCGAGCCGGCTACTAAAGCTGGCCTCCCGCTTTGGAAACTCCAAAGCGATAAATGACTTCCCAAAAATCAATGCATCGATAAAGCGCTTGCGAAGGAAATCCGTGATATTTGAGCCATTGCCGTCGCAATCTTCAAAGAACTCGAAGTAGTACTTACTGCTACGGCGGTTTGTATCTTCAACGGTCAGAATCGGTTCTCTGCGGAAAAGGGTTGAGGCGTACCAGTCGATAATCGACCCCATATAGTTTTCATAGAAAGCCCGGCTTACTCTCTCCTGGTAAACCTCAGCAGGCTCGCGGTGGCGGCGATACAAGTAGCTACTGGCTTTCGACTTCATCTGTGCGCCTCCTGAATAGAGGTCGCGATACATCTCAAGGCTGGCGAGCCATGCCCGATAGTCTGGATGCGGCTGGATTGCATCGGTAATTTGCGTCAAGTTCATTTCTTCTCGAATACGAAACAGGCGCTTCGTAACTTTCTGTTAGTTCAATGTCTTCAGGGCACTTACCCCACACAGAGATTAGTCACGAGCAGGTTCGAAGAAATTTCAAATCGGCCATTTTTTATTGATAAGAAAGCAAATAGAGTTGAAAAATACTTGTGAACAGCTTCTGGCCGCTTGTTGAGAATTGATTTCACCCTGTCAATTGGGCCTTGAGCCAGGAATTTGGACCACGGAAGGTGAATTCTAACTCGACACCTCTTGAGATCGCGCCGGAAGACAAGAGAGAGTCAATTTTCCAGGCTTCTTGGGGCGTTGTCAGCGACAATGGAGGAGACTATGCCATTCGATTCAATTGAGTCCGCAATCGCGGATTTTCGTGCCGGGAAAATGGTTGTAATTGTAGACGACGAAGATCGTGAGAATGAGGGTGACCTCACTCTCGCGGCAGACGCGGTGACGCCAGATTTGATCAATTTCATGGCAGTGCATGGCCGTGGCCTGGTGTGTCTGGCGATGGCACCAGAGCTTTGCGACCGGTTGAACTTGCCGCTAATGTCACGCATCAACACGTCAAACTTTGGGACAGCATTTACGGAATCAATCGATGCGAAGCTGGGTGTGACTACCGGAATCAGCGCTGCGGATCGATCGCACACCATCCAGGTGTGCGTGGAGGACCGAACGCGACCGGAAGATTTGGCACGCCCCGGTCATGTGTTCCCGCTTAGAGCACAGAGTGGGGGTGTTCTTGTTCGAGCAGGGCAGACAGAGGCAGCTGT